TAGGAACTATACACTCAGTAGCTTGTGCTGCTAGTACTAATTACTACGATGAGTTTTCATATACTAGCGGTATTTCCGGAGCAGTTCAAGGTCTAAGAACATCTAATGCCGTATCATACGCCTCGGCGGTGACTTTACGAAATAACTACTCAACTATCTTTAACAAGTTTGAGCAATTTGTCAAGCCTCCTTATGACGGTGGTAGCAGAGGTGATTGCATATTTGTTGCTGATCCAATTAGGCAAATATATATCATAGGTGATAATACAAAGGTCTTAGATGATAGTACTAAGAACTTCCAAACCGATGTATATTGGCCAACAAGGCACCAGTTTGAGAATGAAAATACTTCTTATGCTGCAACATATGGCACTTGGGCGATGATCAATGATGACTTTTCAGGACAAAATGTATGGGTTCCATTCTCTTCATTTGCTGCAGCTGCAATGGCAAGAACAGACGCTGCAGCCTTCCCATGGTTTGCGCCGGCAGGATTTACTAGAGGGTTAGTTACTGACGCCATTGATATTGCAGTTAATCCAAATCAAAAACAACGCGATGAATTATATAAAGCTAATATTAACCCAGTAGCATTCTTCCCAGCACAAGGTCAAGTTATATTTGGACAGAAGACTTTGCAGAAGAAGCCAAGTGCGTTTGATAGAATTAATGTTAGGAGATTGTTCTTATCATTAGAGCGACCAACTAAGAAAGTTTCAAGATTCTTCGTATTCGAGCAAAACACAGAGTTTACTAGAACGAGGATTATTAATACACTTACTCCGCTCTTTGAAAGAGCTAAGAACAATGAAGGTGTTTATGACTACTTGATTGTGTGTGATGAAAGAAACAACACACCAGCAGTTATCGATGCTAATGAGCTAGTGGTTGATATTTACATTAAACCAACTAGAACAGCAGAGTTTATCTTAGTTAACTTCTACGCAACCAGAACAGATGCTAATTTCCAAGAGTTAGTTGGGGGTTAAATAAAAACATTTAATAAATAATCATATGGCAACAACAATTCAAGACTTCTTTACTAGGGCAGCGTATAAGCAATTTTCTCGAGATTTCTTATTCCGTGTAAAACAAATCGATGTAACAGGGCCTACACCAGGATCTGTAATTCGATTTGATGGTGATAGAGATTTAGTTTATGCTAAAACAGCCGCTCTACCAGGAAGAACCATAGAAAATAAAAATGTTAGCTACTTCGGTCAAGAGTTTCAACTCCCAGGAAGAGCAACATATTCAAATGCAGCAGCGTATGGAATTGACTTCTTTCATGATGAGCGATGCGATCTTAGAACTAAATTAGAAGCTGCTTCTAGAGCTGTTTGGAATAATGATACTTCCACTGGTCAATATAACATGCCTGGTAATGAGTCAGTAATTAACCTTGTTCAAATCGATAAGCAATTAAACGATGTCAGAAATATTGAGCTTGTGGGAGCTTCAATAAGAGATATTGGTGAAATTGCATATACTATAGCAGAAGGTACCGGTGAGGTAATTACGTTTAACACCACATTTGCTTATCATTACTATAGGGACTTTAGTTAATTTGCTGGTAAACGGGTTAGCCCTTAGGTTGGCCCCTAAATAATGGTATGCATCCTAGACCAGTAACAGATTTTTTAGATGCATTTAGTACTGACGATAAGTACTTTCTTTCTCAACCATTTTTATGGAAAGTCTGGATTGGGGATAGTCGCCCAGCTCTTGAAGAACTTAAAGACGCTGTCGATACAGCTTGTAATAAAGCTGGGGAGGATTGGCGCGCATTAACTTTACCAATGGACTATGAAAGGGATGGTAGTATACTAGTGGCTCGAGAAGTTTCAATCCCAAATGAGGCAACAAGTTTTAGTGAATTTGGTCAAGAAAATAGAGGTGGGTTTTTACCAGGGTATGGGATCACACAAAGAGAAAGCTTTTTAAGTAGACAATTGTCTATTAACTTTATAGAAACTAAGGTTGATATTGAGCATACCTTTTTCCGGCCATGGCTGATTGCTATAGGTATTGACGGGCTAATTAACCCAAAACTAAAATGCACTATAGTTGTTACTCAATATGATAATCAGATGAAAAAACGTAAAGGGTTTATTTTTGAGGATGCATTTCCTACTGTCTGTGAGCCATATACCATTAATTACGCTGACGCGGACTTCACCGTAAAGTCGGTAACTTTTGCTTTTAAAAATTATAAACCTCTCCCTATATAATATTACGTGTTAGAGCTTAATTAAATATATGCAACTTCTACTTACACTTCCTAACAAAAAGGAGGTGGTAGTAGAAGAGATATTATATAAAGACTTAAGAAAATTCTGTCTATATGATAATTTAACTATTGCTGAGACAATAGATTATTTGGAGACGTTTATAATTACCAAAAACTTAAACGTAATAGAAAAGTTTTTATCGTTATTGTTACTAAGACAACAGTGTATTGGTGATACTATTTCTATATCTTCTAACAAGGGCCCAATTGATATAGAAATAAATTATATTCTTAAAAACATTGGTGATATAGAAGATAGAACAAAAACAATTAAAATTGGTAATGTCAAATATGAATTAAGCTTACCTACACAATTTAATTGTGGTGATTCTGATTTTGTTTTTTCTTTAATTCGTAGCATAGAAGTAGATAATGAAAAAATTATACTAAGTGAAGTCACAAAAGCGGAGCATGCTGAAATTTTAAATACACTTCCAAAAACTTTGTTTAAAGATTTAACTAATTTTGTTGAAGAAAATAAGAACTTTTTAAATTTAGAACTTATTGAGGGTAGAGAAAATCTAGATATAGCAGAAATTAGACTAAACGTTTTATCACAAGAATTTTCTCATTTTATATTAAATTTGTTTAATGTTATATCTGGGAATGATTACAGACAGATGATTTTTACACTATGCAGTAGAATGAAAGATATAGCTTTTTTAGTAAATTGTACTTTTGTAGAAATAGAAGATTATTACAAGTTATATCAGGAAGAAACGGATCGAGAGAATGAGAGCTTGCAAAAGCAGAATATAAATTAAATATTCATATGAGCAATAACGTATCAGAGCTTATTTCGAAATTAAATACGCTTAGCGATAAAGGTATAGAGGTCTTTGTACCATCAAAAAAGAAAACAGTCACAGTAAAGCCGCTAAATTTAAAACAGCAAAAAGATCTAATATCTTCTATGTTAGACGGAGTTAAAGGTACATTAGATTTTACCAGCGTTTTAAATAATATTATATTAGATAATTCTGGGGTGGAGGATTTAAAAGTATTTGATAAGGTACCTTTTATAATGGGCATGAGAATCGAAGCTATGGGCCCAAAATATATTACTGATGACGGTACAATAGATTTACAAGCAGTATTAGATAATATTAAAAAAACTAAATTACAGTTTAAAGAAGAAAAATTAATTGAGTATAAAAATTTAAAAGTTAATTTAGCGATTCCAACATTACAATATGAAAATATGCTACTAAAAAAAGGTGCATTAGATTTAACAGGGGAAGATGGAAGTTATAGCGAACAAGTGGCAGTTCTATACATGCTTGAAATTGTAAAGTATATAAAAGAGATAGAAATTGACGAAGTTGCAGTAAACATGTCTGATATTAAAATACCAGATCGTATAAATCTTGTAGAAAAACTCCCGCTTGCTATATACACTGATATTTCTGACTATATTGAAGTTGTCAGCACTTATAACACTAGTCTATTGACAGTAGGTGATAATAAAGTTTCAATTGATTCTTTATTTTTTGATTCTAGTAGTACAGAATAAATATATGTGTGGCAGCAGATAACAAAAGTGCAAAAATTGAAAAAGGTCTAGATTCCATGGCAGGAGCCGGTGGCGGGCAGTTCAAAAAGAACATTCTTAGTAAGGAGGGGCCAGTTGATGTTCGTGTCGTATATGACACGCCACAGGTCAAAGGTGTAGAAAAAAGAAGACTATTAAATGAAGATACTCTTTTATGGAATGTATATTTTGATAGGAAAAAGACGACAGACGCGCGTGCTGAAAGAGATAGGGGAAACGCGATAAAGGATGCTGACAAAAAGGACCTTAAGGGAAGGTTAAAGGACAAGCAAGAGGCCGACAAGCGAGCCAAAGAAGCCAATAAAAAAGGTGTTACTGGTAAAGTAGCAGATAAGGTAAAAAAATCCGGGATTGGCATAAACAGAAACAAGGTTGCTGCTGAAGCTTCAATTTTTTGGCATGTATACTATAAAATTAAGGCCCGGAAAGAGCCTAAAAAAGACACTAAGGCTAAAACTAAAATTACCCCTGTTAAAAAGGTTCTTGGTATAGTAAAAGGGTCAGGGTTGCCAAAGAAAAAAGGTTGGTTTGCTGCTTTAATAGACATGATCAAACCTTTTGTTTCGTCATTTCTTTTGGCAGCAGCTCCTCTTATTTTAAAGTTTGCTGCTATTGCAGCTGCAATCGTGGCCGCGATCCTCCTTATTAAAAACCTTGTTCCTGCGCTCGGTGATCTGTGGGAGCGCTTTAATAACATTGGTAAAGGTAAAAAGGAGACTGACGATGCGAAAAAAGCGCTCGCTTTGAAAGCGCGGGAGAGGGCGGCAGAAGCAGCCAAGGAACCTGCCCGTCAAGCAGAGGCGGCGCGCTTGAACATCGAGGAACAAATCCTGGATCTTGAGAGGGAGCAGTCTAACAGGCTCGATGCACTGAAACCCGGAGCGTTTGGTGAAGCCATCTCTACGTTCGGTGAATGGTTTGTCAAGGGCGCGGGGGAAAATTTCCAGTTGAAACAGGCGACGTCCTTGGAACAACGCAGAAAGAACCGGGAATATAAACAGAAGGCGGAGAGAGCTGCAGCAAAAAGACTCGATCCGGCAACCGCCAAAATCGCTGAATTGAAGAACGTACAGGCTTCTCTCAAACAGGCCTATGGCCCAAGCTCGGTCGGATACAATGTACCCATGAAAGATGCTGAGGGGAACTTGATCAAGATCACCGACGAACAAAGAGAAGCGCATGCGAAAATGATAGCGGCCAAATTGGCAATACAGAAGAAAGAGTTCGTTCAGCAAATGCAGACAATG